AAGCTCGTTGAGGGCGTTATTCCTACCGGTCAGAAATTCGGTATGAGTTCCAAGACCGGCTCTATCGATCAGTACGGTACCTATGCTGCCGTTACCGATCAGCTTGAGCTTCACGCTTACGATGACGTCATTCTCGGTGCTACCGAGGAAATGGGCGCATCTGCGGCAGAGACTCAGGAGACCCTTATCCGCGACGCTCTTCTTGTTAACACCAACGTTCTTTACTGCGACAACATCAACGTTGCAGACGGCACTATCGTAAGCACTCCCACCACGCCCGGTGAGATGGAGGCAAGCGATACTATTAAGTGCTTGCTGACTCCTGATATGGTCGCAAAGGGTGTCACTATCATGAAGAAGAACCGTGTTCCTACCATCAACGGTAAGTATTATATGGTTCTCAACCCTTCTGTTACTTATGATCTCCGCAAGTCCAAGGACTGGATCGAGGCTCACAAGTATGCACAGCCCGGCGAAATCTTCAACGGTGAGATCGGCGAGCTTCACGGCTGCCGCTTCATTGAGGATGCCTTTGCACCTATCCTTGGCGGCGAGTATGCCAACAAGGCGGGCGGCGTGACTTACGCAAACTATATGTTCGGTAAGGACGCATTCGGTATCATTGACCCCGAGGGCGGCGCACTTGAAATGATCGTTAAGGACAAGTCTCAGGTAGGCGGTCCTCTCAATCAGTTCAGCACCATCGGCTATAAGTTTGAGACCAACGGTGCGACTGTGCTCTATTCGGAGCGTCTGCTCCGTATCATGAGCTGTTCTTCCTACAGCGCAACCGACGAAGCAAACTAATCAGTCACTTTTTGGGGGCGGGGCTTGTCCCTTGCCCCCTTAACAATTAAAAAACAATTTTACAAAGGAGAAAGCAAATGGCACAGACAGCAGAACAGCTTCGTCAGAAATCGAATAATGTTATTGCAGGCATTAAGGGTATGCTTAAGAATCTCAAGCAGATCAATGCCGAGATCGTTGCCGCTCGCGGTGAAAATCAGGCAAGTCTTGATAGCATTAAGGCAAGACACGATATGGAGCTTGCGCAGCTCCTCGCTGAAAAAGAGGCACTCGACGCGCAGATCGCAGCAAACGAGGATTTCGCAAAAAAGATCGATGAGATCCTCGGCGAATAAAAGAAAGGAAAAAAGGTGAAAAACATGGCTACTGAAAAAGCAAAAAACGCAGAAACCGCAGCAGAAACCGAAAACACCGCAGCAGAAACTGAAACCGCAGCAGAAAAGAAAGATGTGCGCGTTCCCCTGACTATTCCCAAGGGCGCGGCAAACGACGAGCCTAATCTGTTTATCAGCGTGAACGGTGTAGGATATCTGCTCCCCAAGGGCAAGACATCTATGGTCCCGCCTCACATCAAGGCAGAGTATGAGAGATCTGTTGCCGCGCAGAACAAGATGGACGAGCACGTGGACGAGCTGCTCGAAGCGGCTAATAAGCCCCTGCCCGGAACCGTATAACAGAGGGGGACTTCGCGTCCCCTTTTTTGACAGGAGGACTACACAATGACAATTATCGAAGCTATCAACCGAATCGACCACTTAAAGCCGAACGCATACAGCCAGCAGGACAAGGTGCGTTGGCTTTCGGGACTTGACGGCGTGGTAAAGAAGGAGATCATTGACACCCACGAGGGCGGCGAGGACGTGATATTCGAGGGGTACAATGACGAAACGCTTCTGACCACCGAGCTTCTTATCCCCGCGCCTTATGACGAGGTGTACGTGCGCTATCTCGAAATGCAGATAGATTACGCGAACGGGGAATACGCGAAGTACAACAACAGCACAGTCGAATATAACACGGCGTTTTCGGCTTTCGAGAAGTATTATAACCGAGACCATACGCCGAGGAGCCACGGCAGTCGCTTTCTCTTTTGACGGGAGGGATAAACAATGAAGTATTATCCGCGTCTTTCCGAGCTTCCAACCACTCGGGAAATGGTTGACGTATTCAGGGGATATAACCATAATCTCCGCATAGGGGACGGCGAGTTTTACGACATGAAGAACTTAAGCTCTGCCAATTACCCCGTTCTTTCGCCCCGACCGAAACGAGGCGTTTATGCTTCCCCTGCCACTATCGGTGGTCTGATAGGCAAGGACTCGCTTTGCTACGTGGACGGCGGCGATTTTGTTATCAATGAAAATAGGATAAATATGGGGCTGACGGTAGACAATGCTCCCAAAACGCTGATCTCAATGGGTGCATACGTCATTATTATGCCCGACAAGAAATATATAAACACCGAGGATCTGAGCGATTACGGCGATATTGAGGCGAGTGTGACAACGACTTCGACCGTCACGTTTACGCTTTGCAAGAATGACGGTACAGCAATCGAGGGCGCTGCGGTGCAGGATACGGCTCCCGAAAATCCCCAAAATATGGCTCTGTGGATAGATACCTCAAGCGTGCCTCATTCGCTGAAGCAGTATTCCGCCACAACCTCTATGTGGATAAGCATTGCCAGCACTTATATCAGGATATCCGCGACGGGTATTGGCGTGCCTTTTTCGGATAGTGACGGCGTGAGCATATCGGGTATTACAAGCCCCGAGCTTGCCGATCTGAACAGCACGCAGGTTTTGTGGTCGCGCGGTGACGATTACATAGTGGTGACAGGTATTATCGATAAGGTGACAACGCAGGACGCGCCGATCACGATCACGAGAAAGATGCCCACAATGGACTTTATCATTGAATCGGAAAACCGCCTTTGGGGCTGCCGATACGGTGAGTCTGTAACCGGTGAGATAGTCAATGAGATCTACGCCTCGAAGCTGGGTGATTTCAAGAACTGGAACAGCTTTATGGGTATTTCGACCGACTCATACGCTGCGAGCGTGGGTACCGACGGACCGTTTACCGGTGCTGTCACGCATATGGGATATCCGATCTTCTTCAAGGAGAGCTGTATGCACAAGGTCTACGGCAACTATCCCGCGAACTATCAGATACAGACAACTGCTTGCAGAGGCGTACAGAGGGGCTGTGCGCGCAGTCTTGCTATTGTAAACGAGGTGCTTTACTATAAGGCTCGCTCTGCGGTATGTGCCTACGACGGCTCTTTGCCGGTCGAAATATCTTCGGCTCTCGGCGACGTCCAGTACAGCGCAGCCAAGGCGGGGGCGCTTGGCAACAAATACTATATCTCCATGCAAGATATGAATGGAAAACACCACCTATTCGTATATGACACTCTCAAGGGTATGTGGCACCGAGAGGACAACACAAACGCGCTTGCCTTCTGCAACTTCCGTGGCGATCTTTACTATATCGACGGGGCGGACAAGAAGATCAAGAGCGTTCTCGGCTCGGGAACTCCCGACACCTCACCCGTAAAGTGGATGGCGGAGACCGGTATTATCGGTACCGACTCGCCCGACAAGAAGTATATTTCACGCCTTGACGTGCGAATGTACCTTGATATGGGCACAAGAGTATTCTTCTACATTCAGTATGACTCAAGCGGCGCTTGGGAACATCTCTTTACTATGAACGGTGACAGGCTTCGCAGTTTTGCGGTACCTATCCGTCCGAGACGGTGTGACCATCTGCGGCTTCGCATTGAGGGCGAGGGCGGCGCGAATATTTATTCCATTTGCAAGACTATCGAGCAGGGGAGTGATATTTAATGAGCCAAAACATTCGTAAACCTATGATAACGGCTCCGACGGCAGAGGGACAGCTTTCGCAGATCAAGAGCTATCTTATTCAGCTTGTGGAGCAGCTTAATTTTGCTTTGCAAACGCTTGAGAGTGGCGCGGGAAACGTTTCGCCCACCACCGCGAGCGAAGCTCCGCTAAAGCTCACGCAGGGTCTTTTTAGCGAGATAAAGAGCCTTATTATGAAGTCAAGCGACATTGTTAATGCGTATTTTTCGCAGATGGAGCCGCTGATCTGTGAATCGGAGAAACTCTTTGACAAGATCGGCGAGGAAATAGAGGGGCATGACACGTCGGAAGTCTCTCACACTGACATCAGAAAGCTTATTGAGGAGCTGACAGAGAAGATCAATTCTCTTGAGGGCGGCGAGGACGTCGTGAGTCCTACGGTCGAGATAAGCAAGGCGGGTACGGTTACCACCATCACTATCACCGACGTCAACGGTCCGAAGACGGCTACCATCAATGACGGTGAGAAAGGCGAAACCGGCGCACCGGGACCTCAAGGAGAGAAGGGTGACAAGGGTGATAAGGGTGATAAGGGTGATAAGGGTGATAAGGGTGAAACAGGACCTCAAGGCATTCAAGGCATTCAAGGCATTCAAGGTGATAAGGGCGAACAGGGAGAGCCCGGATTGCCCGGATATACGCCGATAAAGGGTGTTGATTATTTCGACGGCAAAGACGGCGCGGACGGCAGCAACGGCAAAGACGGTGCGAACGGCGTTTCTTGTACCCACTCTTGGAACGGCACAACACTTACGGTCAATTCCGCAAGTGTTGTGCCGTTCCAAGAG